ATTACATTTCCAACCCCTACCGTTACTTGATTTCCTGTAACGAAATATCTAGATTCTATGTTAACGGTGCCAACATTAACTGTTACACTAGAGCCAGTAGCCGTGACTCCTAATCCTAGTGAAATAGTAGGATTACCAACTTGAACATTAACTTGATTACCTATTACATCTATAAAATTTTTACCACTTATTTCAACATCTCCTACAGATGTGAGAACACTTGAACCTGTTGCTTGAACAACAGTTGGTAATTCAATTGTAACTTGACCGACTCCTATTTGAACACTTGATCCTGTTGCAGTAAATACTTGATCTAAACTAAAAGATACTGTTCCAACATTAATATCTAATTCTTCACCAACCACTGCATCAGTTACTGATCCGCCTGCAAGAATATTTGGACTTTGAACAAGTAAATTTAATAAATTTGTATCTGCATTAACATTAGATTTTGCAGTGACAATGGCATTGCCAATTGTTAATGTTAAATTATTTCCAGTTACATCAACTATTGCTTTACCAACAAATGTAATTGTTCCTGTTTGAACTTGTAAATTATTTCCGGTTAAAGCAACTTCTGCTTTACCTACTATAGAAATGGTTCCTGAATTTAATGATAGAGCATCTATTGGAACTGATTGATTCCACGCTCCTTCGCCCCATGAAACACGGCCCCAACCTTGTGCTAGACCTACTTCAACAGTTACATCAGTAGTCTGTTGACCCCATTCGCCTTGACTCCATGGATGTATGCCCCAAGTATTATTAGCCATAATTTTTTATGGCGAACTACTACGATATTCTCAAGATTGCGCTTGTTGAATTCGCTGCTGGGAACTGAATAGTAAAGTCGCCGTTCGTTGAAGTTTTATCACCACCAAAATCTAATACCACAACTGCTTTGTTAGAATTAGTTGTGTTATAAATTAAAGCACATGATGCTGTGATTGTTGCTGTTGAAAAAGTTACATCATTAAAATCTACGAATGCAACATTTTGTGCAACTGTTGGTGAAATGTTTGTAAGAGTTGCTCCAGTAGCAGTATAACCTGTACCTGTCACTTCAACACTTGATCCGATTGTTGCAGCATACACAGTTGTTGTTGCAGCAGCAAAACCTGAAACGGTATTGTATAAAGCTAATTTAAATGTATCGCCTGTCGAAGCTGTAAAATCGTGAATCGCTTCAAATAATTCTTCTTTAAAACTATCTGGTACTATGTTTGCCATATTAACTCCTTATTATTTACTTGGTGGCGGTGAATCTACTACAACTCTAGGTTCGCCGTCAACATATTCGTCTCTTCTTCTTCTACCTGTCTGTTCAACACCAAATGATTCTCTGGCTTGTTGATAAGATTGTTCATACACTTGTATCATATTATCAGGACCTTTCAAGTATTTATATGTTTCAACTAAAGAACCATAAAGAAGTAAATCTTGAGCAAAAGTAGATATATAAGTCGTTGAAGTTGCTGAATTACCAGCAGTTATAGAAGTTCCTTGTGAATAATAAGCAATGTTTATTCCATAAACTGTATTAGGAGTTGGAGCTACAAACCAAGTTGTTTCATTAAAGTTTGCATAAAATCTTGGCTTTGCATAATAAGTAGAATTAGTAGGTAAATTATTAAATTCTGCCATGTAAGAACTATCTTTCTGTTCTACGATAGAAGCTTCATTTGTTACCGGAGTAATCATTTCAACATATCTAATATTACGAAGTCCAGATGGTACAGAAATTGTAGTTGTTCCTGCTACTGTTGCAGCTGATGCATATAATCTAAAAGCATCAATATTTAATTCTCTATAAATTCTATTTTCAGCATTTTGTACAATAACATTAAGAGTAGAATCAGATAATCCATTACTATCTACTTCTGTATAATTTCTAATTTGAGTTACTAATTGTGAATAAGTTAGTGCCATATTATATTGTCTCCGCTGTCGCCGATCCGCCGCCAATGGTTGTATTTAATGAACCAGTTCCTGACGATGCGTTAAAACGATAATTATCTAAATTAACAACTGTTATACTATATCCAGTTGAAGTTGTTAAGACTGATTGTTGAAATCCTGATGAAGTTAAAAAAGCATTTACCACCGTTAAATTTTGAAATTTAACTGTATCTCCTGTAGATTTGCCATGATTTGGTTGATTCACTTGTATTGTAGAACTACCTGCTGTGACTTCAAAAGCATTATTAGGTAATGCAACTGCAGATGGACCAACAGAAGGTTGTCCACCAAAGTTCCCGCCCGCGCCCGCGAGAGTCTGTCCATTGATTGTATATTGATTAGTATTTAAAACTGTTAATGAAAATCCAAGTGTTGTATTTAACATATCGTTAGTAAATCCATTAACTGCTTTTACATTTGTAAATATAATTTTATTTCCTGTTGTTTTTTCATGACCAGGTTCATTAACTAAAATAGTAGAACTACCTGCTGTTGATAATAATGGATTGAAAGATAATAATACAACTGACAATGGCTCTACACGATCTGGTCGTGCGTTTAATAATCCTTGCGGATCGTTGCCTGGTACTTTTGGTTCAAGTTGAGGTTGCTTTGGTTCGTATTCTGTGTAATGGACAAATGATCCATTCCACTCGGTTACCATTTCGTCATACGGGAATCGTTGGCCAGATCTATCTGATATGGCGTAAGACTTCTTACCTGTAGCAAAAGTTGTCATTATACACCATCTCCATAGAATGTTTTTGGTGATATAAATAAAGACGTTCTTTGTCCATCTTCTTGTAAAGCTCTTTGCATTTCATCTTCGTAAATTAATTTTAACATTTCAGTTTTTTCTGGTCGGTAAGTAATACTTAAATAATAAGAAAGTCCTGAAGTTAAACATGGTAAAAATCTAAATACAACATCTGGAGTATTTGTATATCTTCCACCATCTTCAATTCTTGCAAGATAATAAAATTTTAATTGAAAATTACTTGGTGTGCTTTGACTAGAAAATCCAGATCCTGGTGTTTGATATAAAAAAATACTTGGACTGTATGTTCTTTGTACATAATATTGAGAAGGTGTTCCTTGTGATAATTTATTTGGTAGTGCTGCATAAGCAGATCTATCTATTTTAGTTAATGAAGTATCTGTGGGTTGTGAAGCATTTGGAGAAGTATTATTTCTAATATATGCCTCTAATACATCGTTAATATCGTTTGGATAATTTGTAGGATCTGATGCAAAATTATATTCAGCTTGGCCCAATACTAAAGGGATCGCGGCTAATTTAACTTTCCATAAATGGACACCTCTATTGTCCCATTCTGATAATAAAATATTAAGATTTCTTCTTGCTACCTTTATATGATTACCTGATCGAGCTGATCCAATACCTACACGTCCATAAGCTTCGTCAAAAAGCTCATCTAGTTCAAGATTGAAACTTGTAGTTCCGGAAGTAGTCATCTACTCTCCTACTTATCTATGAATAGCGTAATACTTAATGCACTACTATTAGCAGTTACACCAATACCGTCAACAATTGCTGTTCCATTTCTTGTGGCATATAAAACTCCGTCTTCTGGAATATTTAATGTTTCAGTTTGGTTAGCACCTACAGAAACGCTAATATAAACTTGTGTATTAGTTGAACCACTTACAGTTGTAGCATTTACTAAACCATTAATAACTGCTGTTCCTGAACTTCCTGTTGATTGAATCATGTAACCACGAAGTCTTGTAGGTCCTGTAAAAAGAACTGCGTTTGTAGAACTTGTAACGACTGGTTTTACATCACTTTTGTAACTCATTTTATCTCCTTGTATTAAGGAGCTCCGAAGAGCTCCTTAAATTAATTTATTATGCTACTTGTGAGTATTCAATTATCCATCTAAATGAACCACGCGCACTTGGTGTAGTTGTATTAGTGATATTTAAATAAATAGTTCTAGCTGCAGAAGCATATAACGGACTTGCCGCTGGTGCTGCATCGCTAGCAGTAGTATTCAACAAAGTTGTATTATAGTAAGCTCCAGCTGGAACAGATGTTCCACCATCTAGAATTTCATCAGCTGCAGTAGCTACGATTTGAGCTCCTGAAGATGAAGTTCCTACTTCAAATCCAACGTCTCCTGTTGCAACAGTTGCTGTTGTAACACAAAGTATTGATATTTTTGTAATAACTGTATTTGCTGGTTGACTAAATTCAGAAATACTGTCTCCATTAGTTGCATTTAAAGTTCCTGTAGCAACACCTTGCAATACGATTGCTGGTGAAGTTACTACAGTGCCGGCAGAATTTATTACAAAATTATTTGTATATTCACCAGTTGTTGTGCTTTGTACTGAATTCAGAAAACCGTTTAACGATCTTACTGGACCAGTAAATGTTGTTAGTGCCATAAGTTTATTCTCCTAGTTTTTCCAATCTAGTCTCTAGGCCGTCGACTATACGCGTCTAGATCAGAAGTTAATGTATAGTTCTATAAATATAGCTTAATTTTTTAAAAAGAGCAAGAGGTGGCTTATGTTTCTCTCACTTTTATTCCAATTATATAACTAGTTTAGCTAGCTATAAATGCTGGATCTTCTTCTT